AATGCCGTCGGTAGTTGGCGAGAGCGGCCCGGAGCTGTTCGTCCCCGACCAGCCGGGCACGATCATCCCGAACGACGGGCTCACGGCGCCTGCGACGCGGCCGCCTGCAGCATGGCACTTATAATGGCCCGCGCAAAGTCGTTCTCGATTTGGTTTAAGAGGGGCTGGAATTCTTGAGTAAAGCCCTGCTGCAGGCCCGACTGGAAGCCGCCCTCGATGGCCTTCGAGAATTCGCTCTGAGCCTCTTCGTCAGGGATTTCATCGGTCACTGGTGATTTTTCCACCTGTCGATGAGTGCCTTGGCCCCGCCCCACGTCGCCCACGGGGAAGCCTGGCTGTAGCGGGTCGAGGTCGCCGCCTTCAGGCACGCCCTGCCCGCCGGTGCCGCCGGCGAGGCGCTCTTGTCTGGGGTCGAGGGCGTTTTGAATTTCCTCTTCCGTCGCCTCAGTCACCTCTTCGACACCCTGCAACCCGCGCTCCAAAATGGACCGAACTTCCTGCTGCCCAAAGTTTTCGCGAAGTCCTTGCTTGATCTGCTGCGCGATCGCTTGTCCGGCCTCGGCCGCCCCGCTCCGCTGTCGGATGAAGCGCTCAAGGTTGTCGACGCCTGAAAACTGCTCCTCCAGTTCTTGAAGCTGCGCGAATTCGCGCGCCTGACCAGGATCTAATCCGTCTGCAGTAGCCCTAGAATCACTAAACTGCTCACGAAGCTGGAGAAGCCGCTCAGCTTGCTCGGCTTCCTCTCTTTGGCGCTCCGCACGGGCCTCTAACAGCTCCACGGATCGGGCTGCCTCGTCAGGGTCGGCTATACGAAACTCTGCATCTTGTAGTTCTGGCGCCGACACCAGATCCTCCGCCGCCGACTTTATGGACTCTACTTCCTTCTTCGTGGCGAAAAGCTGATCCTCGGCGCCACTTGCCGACTCAATCATATCGGCAAAGAAGCTCTGGATCTGTGGCCCGAGCTGGATGAGCAGCGTGAACGCGCCGATGATGCCGGCGGGGCCTGTCAATGACTTTCCCAGCGCCGCCAACGCGCCGGATGTGGACCCGGTTTTTGACTGCAGCTGAGTGAACTGCTCAGTCATTAAAGGAATCTGATTTGCCACACCCGCCATCCCAAACTGAGCGTCTTGGGCAGCGGATACAAACTCAAACCCAAGCTGGTTTGCCGACGAGGAAACGCTGCTCCGCATCCCCGACGTGGATGCCTGCGCACGATCGGCGGCATTGGCATACGAGCGGGTGGCCTGTTCGGCCTGCTCCGTGGCGGTAGCAGCTTGGCGCATGTCCTTGTCCATCGTCCCGCCGAACGAGGATGCGGACGCCTCCGCCTCCTCAATCGATCTCTCAATTTTTTCGAGCCCCGCCACAGTCGCCCGGTCTCCGTCAATCTCCGATCGTACGGTAACTCGCTCTGTGATAGGCATTTGAAGGGGTGCGTCAAGAAGTGGCGTCGTCGATGGCGTCCTGCTTCGTCATCAGGTGCGCCTGCACGTCGAGGTTGAGGATCAGAAAGTCCTCGTAGGGCATCTGCATGAGCTCGGTGTAGGAGTGGCCCGTCTGCTCGTCCAGAAAGGCCACAAGCTCCCCGAGGTAGACATCAAACGGATTGCCTACGCCTGCGCTTCCGATGTCGATTCGGTGGCGCTCTGCATGCCGAGCAGCCGCGCCCTGTGCTGAGCGCAGGCGAGAATAAAATCCGCAAGCACCGTCTCCACCAGGTCGAGCGGCACCTCCCCCGCCCTGTCCTCTGGTACGTCGAGAAGGATCGTGACCAGTTGCCTAAGCCGCCCTTCCTGCTCGAAGCGCCGCCGGATCTTTTTGGCCGCCTCCTGATCCACCTCAGCTTCTCCGCCGTTCAGGTCAGGGATCGCCGCCCCGTCCATGCCGTCACCTACAGCTTCCTCTTGCATCGAGTCGTACGCCTCCCGGAACCCTAGGTCTTGCCAGAAGCTCATAAACCGCTCGTATCGCTCGGCCGTGAGCGGCGCGATCCGGTAGCCTGGATGCAGCCACGCCGAAAGGCGTTCCGCCCAGTCGGACAGACGCCACCAAAGGGCCTTCCAGTATGTAGACAGTCGCTCAATCATGAGTTTAGGGGGTGGAACGTGTGCTAGTGTAGGCGCTGTCTTTCCAGGGGTCGAAGTTCGAGGGCCAGCCCGACTGCACATCCCAGTTGAGCGTCTCTCGGAGCTGGGGTTCGTCGTAAGCGGAAGTAGAGGGCGGCTTACTAGCGACCACCTCAAAGGAAAGGGAGCGCTGCTCCTCGTCGTCAAGGCTTTCCTCCCGATCGGTGGCCGAGGCGGACAAGCGCGGGAAGGCGCGCAGGTCAGCGTATCGGTCGCCGCCGATTTCTTCGAAGTTGCCGTTCTTCCGTGTCGGGAGCGGGTAGCGAGCGTCTACAAACTCCGCTTCCAGCCACTTCACGAGCAGGTAAAAGCGATCACTATTCGCCATCACCTCGTTAGCAATGATGATTTCCTGGTTGTTCACCACCTCGCCAACTTCCGACCCGAATTCGTCCTTGACGCGCTCCGCATCCTGCGACTCGGTGAGCGTGCCGCCGCCCAAGTTCTTGGCGAGCGGCTGCCACCCGCCGCGGAGCCACACCGGCTCGATGATCGGGGTGCCGCTGATCGTTTCGGCGGACACCGACTCCTGCACCGGGATGGCAAGCTCGGTGTTGTCGTCGTCCCAAGTCGGCTGACTGGCGACCGTGAATACCCCGTCGTTGGAGTCGGAATTTCGCACGCGAAAGGACTCGCCCGCCTCGTAGTCGGGGGCCCGGTCCACGCCGATCACGATCTCGTCGTTTGCGTCGTCGAACTCGATGATCGTATGCGCAAACCGATTGCCCCAAATTGCGTCCGCATCGTTGTCGGTGATGCCGATTTGGAGCAGGCTTGAACCGCCCTTCGGCAACGGATTGCGGGGCTCGGGGATGTCAATTTTAGCCATTGGTCTGTGTGGTCAGTGCTAGAGTGTCGTGTGCGTAAGGGCGATTTGGAAGCGGCACAGGTGCGCGAGGCGGCCGCGGTTGTCAAGGTCCACGATCGGCTCCGCTACGTCCTGCGGCTGCCCCAGCTCCGTCGTGTCGGGCCAGTCCGCAACGTCAGGGTGCCCCGGCGACCCCGGTTCTGGGCTTCCGCGAAGCGTCGGTAAGAGCCCATTGGTGCCTTCGATGAGCTGCTCATACTCTTTCTGCGAGCTCTGCTCGTATGTGTCGGCGTCGTCGTACTCGTACCAAACGCTCACTTGGTAATTGTGCACCACCTCTGAGGCCGCCCCTTCCAGCGTGTCTACTGTCCGGGAGGACTGATCAGGGGCAAAGTAGGTCTCCAGGTAGTAGGCCGGGTCCCCCATGATTTTGTCTTGTGCCGACCGGCCTGTACCAACTTTCCGGTAGCGGGCATTGCTCTTAAGCCCGCCGCGGATCGCGGTCAGGATTTCGTCGCACAGCTCAGTAAGTGCCTCCTGCTTTTCGTGGCGTGTGATCATATGCGGAGTGCGTCGCGGATCGCTTGTCGAATTTCGTCGGGGGCATGTTGGCGTAACTCTTGCATGTAGTCCTCGACGGCGGGACCCAGAAACGGCCGGGCCGGGATGTCCATCTGTCGTGTATGGCGTCCTACCACCACCTCCATCGGATAAAGCGTGTCCGGCCCGAACCCCTGCTCCATCGTGCGTCGGTGCGGCCGCACGTCAACGGTGCCGCGAAATCCCTCCTCGTGTACCTCGGCGTATTCAACGCGGGTGCCTTTGATCAGCTGGACCGCCGCGTCTGCAACGCGCTCTACGCGGCTGATGCTTTCTGGTGCATTTCGGTCAGTGCGGGCACCAGTCAGGCTTCGCGCAAGCCGCCCGGTCACAATTCGCAAGGTGTCTGTGCCGTTAGGGCCGAGCGTCGTGTCTCCGCGCCCGGCGGCCTTGCCCGCATCTCGCATGTATTTGCTCGTAGCAATCGCCCCGATGCGGCTACTACCTTGTAACAACAGGTCCTCCACCGCGTCCACGATGGTCCGCAAAAGACGCGTGCGGACCGCATCCTTGAGCTCTTGCAAGCTGTCAGCCATCGCTACCGCAGCACGTGTGAGCGGTCATAACGAGAAAGGCGACCGATCTGCCGCTGTATAAACCCGCTGTCGGCACCCTCCACCACCACCTGCTCCGAGCCGATTGACCGCGTCGAGCGTTGCCCAAGGTTTTCATCCCGGCGCTTGATCACGTGTAGCGCAAGGTCCACCGCTGCCTCCTGGAAAATGCCTGGAAGCGTCGGCGGCAGCGTGGTCAGCCCTTCAAGGGTCTCATCGGTCCCTGTCGGCAACTCCCGCTCGTTCGCCTCCGGGCTGGAAAGCACTTGATCCGGTCGGCGCCATCCCGCGAAGTAGCGCAGGGCACCCGGCGCATTCGTCGGCGACCGGAAGGTCCGCTCCGTCCGAACCTCCACGCCATCAATCACGTCGGGAGGCTGCTGATCATCCGGCGCGATCTCTACAAGGGGCTGCTCGTCGGCGTACGCCTGCCGGTCGGAGGAGCTGCGAGTCGTTGCGTCTTGCGTCCAGTGGTGCGGCGCAAAGCGCTGCGTCACCGCCTCCACAATGACCACGCGCCCCAGCCGCGAGCGGATTAAGGAGCTCACGCCTTGGATCACGTCCCGCACCTCAGCCGCCTCTTCGTGCTCAGTAATCTTCGCTGAGTCAGCGGCCTTGACCCGGTCGTATGTAATGAGGTCTCGGTAGGCCATCGGATTTCAGTCGGGCGGTCAGCTGCGGTTGAATACCTGCGAGTCGGCAAGCTCGGGGCGGGATTCGTAGGTCCCGCCCGTGTTTATTTTCCCAACTCGTCCAGGTACTTCTCCTTTGCCTCTTCCGCCTTCTCCTCGGACTTGAAGGCTTCGGTGGCCCCGCCCGGCAGGTGCTTGAACTCGGATTTCGGCGCCGCAACGATGTCGCCGCGGTCGTAGGTGTAAACCTTCCCCGGATCGCCGGTCTTCCCGGTGGTCCGGCCATTGCGCTTCATCAAATGATAGTAGGTAGAAGCCATGTCAGTAGTGGGCACGGTGCCCGTTTGCGTGCAAAATAAGACACCAGCCGGAGCCTTCGGGCCCCGGCGGTGCCGCGTCAGTTCAACCGGTCAGCGCTTAGCTGGAGGCCGTTTCGAGAATCGAGAACGAATCCTCCCAGGCGGTCGGCACCTTGAAACCGACGCGCTCGCTGATGCGGAGGAGACTCCCCTCGGCCTGGAACGCGTTGTAGACGATGCCCCCGGAGCCATCCTGAATGACCGCCTCCTCAGAGACGTCCGCCGTCACGCCACGACGCTGGCCGAGCAAAGCCCGCTGCGGGTTGCCGAAGATCGCGAACGGCTCGCCAGCGGACACGTCGGTCGCGTCCGGCATCGCCTCGGACACCTCAATCGGATAGCCCAGCAGGCGGTCCGGCTCGCTCCCATCAATCGTTTCGTGAAAAATGCGGTTCCCGGCGCCGTCCTCGATCTTCGCCACGAGGGACTTGATCGTGTCGGACATGATCCAGCGGGCGTTCATCTTCCGTGCCTCCGAGAGGTCATCCCGCATCGCTCGGAGGTTGTCCTCCGTGACCGCGTCGGTGGCGGTCGTATTGCCCGTGTTAGCCGTGATGGTGTTGGCGCCCGACAGGTTCAGCAAGCCCGTGAACCCGCCGTACGTGCTGGTGCCGTCGCCCAGCAGTCCCGCTTTGTCCTCCTTCTCGGCAATGGACTCGGCAAACTGCTCCTGCACGGCCGGAAGCAGGCTGATCGCCATGTCCTCCTCCAGCTCGCGGGTCCAGGACGTGATGCCCTTGAGACCCTTGTTCACCAGCTCCTCCTCGCCGAGCTGCAGGTCGGACTCCTCAATGTTGGCGCCCTCGTCGGTCCAGTAGGCGACCACTTTGCCGAGGACGTTCTTGAGGTCAATGTCCTTGCTGGACATCGGCACCGTGCGGAAAAGACGCCGCACCAGGCCAAAGTCCTCCAGGATCACGAAGAGCTCTGCGAGGAACGGCTTCGGGAGCAGGTATCCCGCCGACGGCGTGTCAGTCGTCGACGTGGTCTGCAGGCGCTCTTCCACGTCGGTGAGCCGAAGAGCAGACACGTAGGCCGCGCGCTTCGACTCGCTCAGGTTCGCCTCGTCGAGGATCTCCACGGAACGCTCCAGCTCGTCGGCGATCTGGCGCCGTTCCATGTTGGCGACCTCCTGCCGGAACTCCCGCATCGTGTGCTCGGCTTCCTGTCTGGAGGTGGTCCCGATACCCTGCCGCGCTTCAAACTGCGCCGCACGGGCGTCGAAGTACCGGGCGGTGCGCCGCTTCCACGGCTCAATCACCGGGCCGATGACGCGGGTCCGGCCGCCGGCCTCTTCGCCGGCGTCGGGGTTGATTCGCTCCTCTTTGTCGGAGTCGGCCCGACGCTCGTCCTGAAGCCGCTCAATCGCGGCCTCAATCTCCTGATCAGACGGCTCGGGCTCCCCGTCAAGTTCGCGCTTGACCTCGTCAAGGGTCACGACCTCTTGGTCGCGTTCCTGCGTGTCGGAATCGTCTGTGTCGGTTTCCATAAGGGTCGGTGTTAGGCCATTCCAAGTTTGCGTTTGGCGATCTCTTCGGCCTTCTCGCGGCGCTTGCGGTCCCGCTCACGGAGAAGGCGCTCGGCGTCCTGCACTGTGAGGACGCGGGTCGGCTCAGTGGAGCCGGGTGCACCGCTGTCAGTGCCGTCGTCGGTGGCCTTACCCTCGGGGTCCTGATCGGCAGAGGCCGCGTCCGGCGTAGAGCGGGACGTGTCCTCGGACGAGTCGGGCGCCTCGGGGGCGACCTGGGATAGCTTGCGTTCGAGTCGTTCGAGTTTCTTTTCCAGACGCGACGCCGGGGTCCGGCTGGTTACGTCCGCTTCCGGGTTGCTCGCAATGGGGACAAAGCTCCACTCCCGCAGCATCCAGTCGGTGTAACGGTACACGCGCTCGCCGTTGCGCTCGGTGTACTCGCCGTCAATGGGCATGAAGCCGATGGAGGCCTGAGTGAGGAGACCTTTCTTCACCTTCCGGTACCAGCGCTCCACGAGCTCGTCCTCGTGGTCCCACGCGTCGTCGGAGACTTGCACCTGCAGGGCGTCCCCGCGGTACTGCGGGTCGGGAGACTCGCCCGCCAGCAGGTTCATGTCGTGATTGATGAAGAAATTCCGGCTGAACCGGCGGTTGCCGTGCTGCAGCCGCATCCCGCTCGGATCGACGATCGTGCCGTGTCCGTCCACCGCATCGGTGTTGATGATCACGGTGGTAGACTGCCCGTCGCTGGACCGCCGCACGTCGGCGTTGTAGGTCCGCCGCTGGTACTGGCCGAGCTGCGGGCCGCGCTCTTCTAGGCCCGCGTGGACGGCCGGGGCGGAGCGCTCTTCCGGGAAGTCGTCAATCACCGTGAGGTTATCGGCACGGTGCACCGTGATGGAGTCGGACTCCTCCCACCCGTCTTCGCCGGGCTCGTAGTGCTGGATGCGAAAGGCCGGGTTGTCCTCGCTGGCTTCTAGGGTCGTCTCGCCTTCGCCGGGCGTTTCGGACGTGACTTCGCCGCCGGTAGCGACGTCGATGATTTCGCCGTAGCGGATGGCGTTGTCTGGCCCCCACGTCACGAGCGTGCCCTCGTCCAAATCGGAGGGGTCAGCCCGCTCTTTCCGTTCGGCAGCCGCCCGTTCCATGTCGTCCGCATCACCGTCAACGGGAACCCACTGCTCTTCAACCTCCGTCCAGTCGTCTTTCTCTTCATACTCAATCTCGGGGGCGCCCGCCCCGCTGTCCATGTACGTCCACCCTGCGCGCCAATAGCGATCGGTGGCCCGGTTGACCGCAACCAGCCACCCACTCGCCTCCGTTTCGGTAGCAGTCACAAGGTGCAGCTCGGGCACGAGGTAGTCCTCGTCGGGCATCTCGTCGAAGCGTCGCCAGAACTGCCCGCTCACATCTTCGAGCATCTCCATGACGTCGATGCGGGTCTCTACGCCAGCATCTGGCAGCCGCTCGGCCCACCCCTCGCCTGCGTAATTGGCAAACGCCCGTAGCGGCAGCCCCTCGCCCCGGTCGTCTTCACTAGCCTCAAGGGCCGCGATCTGATCCTGCGCGTCCTCTTCGGAGGCGTGGCAGCCCATGACCTCTCCGTCGCTTTCTTTCACCACAGCGACCTCGTCATCGGCGCACTCGGCGTTGTCGTCGTCGATGCTGTACGGCATCGTAGGCGGAAGCTAATGCAAAAGAGAAAGGGCCGGCCTCCCCGCTACGCCGATATGGCGTAGTAGGGAAACCGGCCCTCGCAATAGGACAGGCGCGCCTTTCGGGCGCGAATCGGAAAATGTCAGGTGCTCACAATGTATACACGGGGCGGTGGGGCGTCAAGTTTCACGGGTCACCCGTCGCGCCAAAGGTTATTCCATTCCGTGTCTACGTGGTGCAAAATAGTATCGACGGTTTCAGATGTGAGGCTTGAGGGCATTGGGACCGCAAGGTATCGGACGTCGTCCTCAACGATCATGACGGACACATCTGCCTCAAACACGTCAGAATCGTCTTCGAATCTTGGGGTCTCGCCCGTCCGGGCCTCAACCGACTCAACAAGACGGTCAAAGCAACTCATTACGACGGCTCGGTCAGTGCACGGATCTCAGCGGAACGCAGGAGCTCAGGGTCCACGTCGGCGGTGCGGCGCATGATGGAAGCGTGCTCATCTGCCCACCCGTTCGGTGATCGACAGCGGCAGTTGCACCGAGCAAGGGCGCGCTCAAGGCGAGAAGTTAAAAGGGTCAAGTCATCCATCACGCGCTCAGCTCCTGATCTATGAACTGAACGAATTGGACGGTCCCGCGCTCAATGCCACTACTTTCCAGCACCAGCCATCCAAGAATACGAGTTTCAGAGTTGGGCTCAGGAAGCGGCTCATCCATACCCCTGAGGTCAGAGCGCGGGTCTTTCTCGACCATGTGCAAATACTGCTCGGCCCAACCCTTGACCTCCTCCACCGTATCGGGGTGCATCGCCACCGCATCGGCGTCGGGGTGCTCGTGTCGGCTTGAGCGAATGACCTGCACCACGTGTGGCTGACCCTTTATCATATCAGTTCCACCCCTCAAGTTGCATCATGTCCTCGCCCGGCCCCTCGAAGTAAAAACAGCGCCCGCCCGCCTTCTCGTAGCACCACTGGACGCGGTATTCGTCGCCGTAATAGGACTGGTTGCTCGTATACGGACGCCCGAGCACCATCTTCACCTCGTTCATGAACATCCCGAGCACGACTGCGTCCTGGCGGAGTGCCTTCTCAATCCGCGGCGGCCGGTCGTTCTCCTCGATGTACGCCTCCTTCTCCTTGCGGGTCGCGTCGGATACCACGCACCCAGCAAGCAGCACGCCGGCGAAAAGAGCGGTCAGGTAGCGCATGGTTAGGAGGGGGCTGGTTCGAAGGCGTCGACGTAGATGCGGCCATCGGCGGACCGCCGGAGATGAATGATACGGCGGTCGTCGTCGCCAAGTAATACACGGTCAGCCTCCTCCATCAGTTCCCGGCGGGCGTCGCCCTCAGTAGACCTCTGGCGGGTGTCGGTATCGGACATTTTGCGTGCGAATGTTATTCAGTATTGCGATCCAGTAGCGGCCGCCTTGAGCAGCGGCAGTTGACGACATTCGACGCCCGCCCCTCCGGGTCGCCAGGGTGCATCATTTCCTCCTTCGGGTGGTCGAAGGTGCGCCGGACGTCAAACGGCTGCCCCAGGTCGCGGCGCTGGCCGTCGGCCTCAAAGTGCCCCTCCGATACCCGCTGATCTCGCTGGGAAAGCCACGAGGACGCCTCCACGCCCTGCGACCGCCACGCCCGGTCCTGCGCTGTCTCGAAGGCGGTTGTTGCTGAAGTGGCAGCCACGCGGCGGGCTCTCGACTGCGTGACGCTGCCGGGTTGGTTCGGCCCGCCCGTGCCAGACGCCATTCGCTCCATGCGCTCCCGGATGTCGCGGGCGATGTCTTCGACGGATTTGTCTGCGTCGGCCTGTCCCTCAGTGATGGTGCGGTTGATGATGGCGCGGGTGTTTTCGGGGACGCGCCGCATCTGGCTGTTCAGGCGCTCTAGGGCCCGCTGCACCCATGGCTGTTCGGGGTCGTAGGTCGCGTCGTTGTTGATGCGGAGCTGGCCGGTCTCCCAGCCTATACGGAGCACCTCCGCCATCAGGTCAGACGTGCTTCCGAGCGTTTCCTCAATCGCCTGCTCCAAGTCAAAAACAGCGTCTACGGTAAGCACCTCATCCGCCCGGCTCACGAACGAGCCTTGCTGGATGCGACCTTCAATGCGGTCGGCTTGGTCCAAAAACGTATTCCGTACGGCGCGCCGCATCCTGTCTTCGACCGACCGCTTGGCCCCGTCGATTTGCTCCCATTCCTCCTGGAGCTCCTCCTCAGAGAGGGTGCGCTCGGCCCGCACCTGCCCGAAGTAGCGCAGGGCCTCCGTCTGCTGGCGTGTGAGGGCCACCCCGTCGCCACGGGAGCGGCCTACAGAAAATCCGGCGGCGCACTGGCCTCGCCGTCGCCTTCTGCCGAGGACCCCGAGATTTTCTTGAGCGTCGACGGGAGCCGAGGCGTCTCTAGGTCCTCGGCGTACTCGTCGGGCACATCTTCGCCCTGTTCACGCATCACCTGCGCCGGCGGCACCCCGCGGCGGACACGCTGCTCGTTGATGGTCTCCTGCTCCTCCCGGTCGACGGGCGTCACGTCGGGGGCCTGCACCCGGAGGACGCCCGGGTCAGCGCCGAACGACGCCTCAAAGGCCTTCGTCATCTGGCTGGACACGTGCACCGCCCGCGGCTGGATCGTGTACTTCGCGAACGTCCAGTGCGCCGCCTCGCCGGTCGACCGGTTCGAGGACTCCGATTTAAAAAGAGCCTGCGGTACCCCGCAAATGGTGAAGAGACGCCGCTCGTTCATCTGGCGGGATTCGAGCATTTGCAGATCGTCCGGGCTGAGCGCAACCGTCTCCATGCTACCGCCGTTGCCGAGGGCGGGCACCTTGTTTGCCCGCTCGCCCATGAACCGCTGTTGCACTTTGTCGGCGGCTTCCTGGTTGGTGTTCACGTTGACGTCGTTGTCGAAGGATAGATACACGTTCGGCGGGCGCCCGTCCTCAAGAAAATCTTGCTCGTATTTGTTGTGGTGCAGCTCCCGGCTCAGTTCGTAGACACCGCGCTCCAAGAGCGACATTGTTTCTCCTGCCCGCACCGGGTCGTCAAGGGAGATGCGAATGATGTCGCGCGCCTCGTAAGAGATCCGCTCCCCGCCGCGGTAGTATACCCATCCGCTCACCTGGCCCTTGTCGCCGAGCTGGGGCCGCACGTCCCCCCACTCCGGATAGATGGGCCAGAGCGCCATCGGCGTCCCGGCCGGGTCGTCCTCAACGAGCAGGTGCGCCGCCCCCTGTAGGTCGACCACGCGGCTCACCCAATGCCAGAACAGGTACGCCGCCGTGTCAGGATTGGGTCGGCGGATGAGGCGGAGCCACGGGTGGCCGTCCTCGACCGCTTCGTACTCTCCGCCTTGAACCCGCTCGACTTGGAACCCGCTCTGTCCCTGTTCCCCGACGATGGCCCGAGCGGTGGCGCCCGCTCGTATGTTCACCAGCTTCGCGAACAGCGAGACGTTGTGCTTTCGGATGTCCTGATCGGTCGGCTTGTCCCGGTCCACCAGGCCAGTGAATGCGCTGGCGCTCGCCTCTGACGTCGGGATCACCTGCGGGTCGTCGGCGCGCTGCACACTGCCGCCCTCTTGAAAGCGGCCACTAAAGATGCGGTCGATGAAGTCCAGAAATGCACCCATCACAATTTGCTGTTATCCAAAGAGGGCGTCGGTGTCGTACTCGGCGTAACTCGGGCCGGTCGTGTAGTGCTGGTGCGCCGCGTACCGCACAGCGTCTGGCGCGTGGTCGTCGGCGTCTACTGGTTCATCGGTCGGGTCACCATTTTGCCGCGTCTGCCACCGATAAGTGCGGTGTTCGCGTCGGGCCGTATCGCCTTCAGGGCCGCCAATGCGGAGCGCGTGCTGTTTCACGTAGTCGATGCCCGTCTTGACACTGCCCTTCCCCTTCTTGGCGGGGTGGGCGTTGTACCCGGCCCGCTGTAGCTGTTCAATGCGGTCGGGTTCGGCACTGTCGCAGATGATTGGGGTCGACTTGGACACGCCCAACTTATCCATGCGGGCGGTCAAGTCCGACGTGGTGAGGTGCGACTCGTGCAGCACACACCACACGTCTAGCGTCGGCTTTGGCGCCGTGTCTTGGCGGCTCACCCCACAAAGGACCATCGGGTCGTTGTACCCGAAGTCGAGCCCGTACACGTCAATATCCGGCCGCTCTTCTAGCGCCTCAACGTCCCGGTAAATGCTGGTAGCCGGGCGGGCACGCTCACCGAGGCCGTAGACTTTCCATGCCCACGGGTCGGTGTGTTTCAGCGACTCAATTTCACGCCGCTGCTGGTCGGGCAGAAACGGATTGTCTTCGTAGGTCGACGTGTGCCACCGCGCATCTTCGTTGCCTTCGTAGCGGTCAACAATCCAGTGCTCGGCGTTGTGCGACGGGTTGAAGTCGAGCATGATGCGCCCCTCCGTCCGCAGCACGAGTTGGCGCCATGCATCAAGCGGGATTTCGTTCGCCTCGTTGCCCCATAAGTGATCCCTACTCCTACCCCTCACTTTTTGCTCGTCATCGGTTGGAAAATAGTCAATCTCCCCTCCGCCGGGGATGTCGATCTTCTTATCCGTCTGGTGATGCCGTGCGGGGTCGTAAAGCACCATGCGCTCCAAGACCTCCACCATGTCCTCCAATACCGATGCCTTCAGAGCGGGCAGCGTCTTCCGCACGATGGACAGTCGTTCGTCATGCTTGGCAAGGTAGGTCGCCCAGGCGATGCAGGCGTTGTACGTCTTCCCTGAGCGAGTACCGCCGCGGTGGATAAGCACACGGGGACCGTCCGGCTCGGTGAGCCAATTCCGCGTCTCCGAAAAGATCCACGTGGCATCAATCTGCTGCATCTTCGTTGGGGTCGGTCGGGGTGTTGACGACATTGATTTGCAGGGCGCCGCCCCCTTGTCCCGTATGTTCCAGAGTGGTCTCGTTGGTGTACTTACCCCCGCTTTCTTTCGCGGCCTGCTCCAAAGCTTCCATCTTCTCCTCCCGCGTCGCATCGTCGCTCTGAACGATGTCTTGCAGCTGCCGAAGCCGCCAAAGTTTGTTTGCGATCGCCACTCGGCGCTCGTTGCTCAAATACTCGTCTCGGGTCTCCTGGAACAGCGACTCCCACTTTTCCGCGACGCGGTCGCTGCGGTTCGGGTCGTAGTGCTCAACCTGTTGGCGCGTAACGTCTTTGCCGAACTCTTGCGAGGCAGCACCAGCCACGTCCGCGGGCGTTTCGTAGCACGCCAGGCGCTGGACGATCCATTCCCGCTCTGTATCTTTAAGTGCTGCCATATCGCAAAACCAAGCAAAACAAAAACTACCACTCCAGCCCAACGCTCACACCCACCTGGAACGCCGGCCCCGCCCCCTGCGTCGTCCAAGCCTGCCCGGCCGCCCCATGTATCTGCGTGTCGATCGTCAGGCTCCAGAATTCAAGCCGCCCCAGATCGCGCGTATACCGCGCGCCGGTCAGGGCGTAGGCCGTGCGGGGAAGCGTGCCCGCCTCGACGAACGCCGACAAACGGTTGGCCGGCCGCTCGATGTCCCACGTCCACGTGCTCATGGCCCCCGTCTCGGGGTCAAGGGTAGATGTCGACACCTTGTGTCTCTCGACGGAGACTATCGGACGCCCGCTCGTCGTCGGTATAATGTCGTAGCTTAGGCCAGACAGAGGTAAGCGCCCCTGGAGGTCTTGTCTGGGCAGCGTCTTCGTCGTATCCCTCATCTGCCCGCCTCTTTGCGTCAGCGACCTTGATGAATCGCGGCCAGCTAGCCATGTCGGTATCTGTATGCAATTCTGAGCGATCGTGTCTGGAACTTTGTACTGCGTCAGCACGTCGGGGGTCGTCGCATCGGGAAGGTCGCCCTCCGTGCCCTTGCGCCCCACCTGTACCGTGTCGGTCTCTGTCGTATCCTCTGGCGTCGTCGCGTCCTTGAGCCACCATCCACCACCAAATGACACACCCACCAGCACAGCCGCCGCAACGAGCGCGCCTGTCGGAACGGTCGGCATGTGCTCGGCGGTGGTCATTGCCAGCGGATGTATGCAATTCGTATTTTTTGCCCCCGCGCACGTGCCCATACGGCGCCGCCCGTGGAATCAAGCACGAGCGTCACACTATCAATATCGGAGCGGGTTGTAGTCATACTAAATGCCCCTTCCCTGTCCTTCGAAACCACAGAGATTTTTGGGGTCCAGCCGAGCCGGGTCGTAGTCGTGCCCCTTTCCCCCGTCAAAAGCAAACGACATCGTCGCCGCAGCTGGGTCGTACTCAAGGTCGACCTCCATCTCACTTTGCTTGTAGGTGAGCACATCCCCGTCCCAGTAGCTCACTGCCCACCCCGTCGGCTGGCATTGTTCACCGCCGTTGCGCACCCCGTACACGTTGAGCCCAACAGCGCCGCTCGCGGCACGCTTGACGACAATGTACGTCGTGCGCTTCTTGCGTTGGTCGGTCGCCGCAAAGTCATGCTTCCACACGCCCTGCATCTCTTCCACTGAGACGACGGAGACCACTACGACCGACCCG